TGCGTCCTGAAAACGGTCGGCGGAATATTGGGGGTCGACTTGATTTACGAAAGTTGCAATTTCGTTATTTTTGTCCCCGATAATGGCGGCTTGGCTCGACGCCAATTGCCCTTGCGGGGTTTCAAGTGCCGGATTAAGCCCGCCGCCGAAAGCGGCATTCATGTCGGCTTGCACGCCGGCCAGCACGTCCGTTTCCGCGGGGACAGTCACACCCGCGGTCGTGAATTTGAGTTTCGGCACGCTAGAAGGTGACGCCATTCGCGGCCCCCATTTCGTCAATAAATTGAATTTGGCCCGTGATTTCCCGACCTTCAAACGCTGAAATTATACATTGCGCCGATACAACACCGGGAACCGTCAAAGCCGCTTTTTCGATATAACCAGTCAACAAAGACGCGGGCGGAAGGTGCCCCAAAACGTCTTCCCAATACGGAATGCCTTTTTCAGTGGCATACCAAAGTTCACCCAGGAACAGGCGCACGGCGCTGGCAACGTCTTGCGCCAGGGCGTATTCAGGCGTCGCCATGGCAATATTGCCGGCGCTATCAATGACCAAATCCCATTGGGTTTGATCCAGTAGCAGGGTGTTAAATCGTGTCATACTGGCGCACCTGTGTTTCCGCCTCCGGGCTGCACGCCCCCGTGAACGTGATTATGCACGCTGGTGCCCTGTGCCGTCACGTCGCCGTCGACCGTCATGGACCCGGAGAAGGTTGCAGCACCCCCGCCAGATTGCGAAACCGTACCATTTAAGACCGTGGCCCCGTTGACCGTGAAAGTGGGCGTCGTCACCGTTGCGCTGATGCTGGCGTTGATTTCCACGGTTTGGGCCAAGATTTGCACGTCGGGGGCTTCCAGCACTACGGCGGTCGGTGAATGAATCTTGATACCCGCGGCACTGAATTGGACATATTGCGTCGGCGTCCCATTGAGCATGCCGCCTAAGTACATGCCGTCGGAAAAGCTGTATTGCCGGAAGCTACCCGGGTTGGCCTGCTTTTTGGTCGACTTGACCTTGGAGATATCCCGCGATGCGAAGACGCACACGCCAATATCCCCGGCGACCGGGTCAATGATTATCCCATTGGCACCGCCCTGCAGCCGGAAGTACGGCACGTTATGGATGGTCACATGGGGCGTCGGGTTGCCTTGGGCGTCAATCTGATTCACCAAGGGCGTGACGTCGACAAAGCCTACCGGGGACACACCCCCGGCGTTCGTGCATGACTCCACGCGCACCAGGGTCGCGGTTTGCATCTTGCCTAGCGCCTGCTGCACCAAAAAAGCAATATTGTTGAATTCGCCCCAAGTGCTTTGCGGCCGTTGCTGGCCGCTGGTTACGCCGTCAGCGGCTTGTGACTGCGAGGCCATTGGCGTTACCCCTTACGTTTGAAAACCAGGCGCCGCCCGGCTTTTCTGATTCAAGACGATGCGCGACCGACGTCACGACCCATTCCCCGGCCGCCTGCTGCACATCCGTTTCCAGTTTGATGGAGCCCCCGAAGACGACGGACGGATTGAAGAGCGTTTGGAAATTGACCCCCACGCCGTCAAAAGTCGGATACCCCACCAGCCCGGAAGCCGGCGAAAGTAGCGGAATGATGACCTTACGCGGCACATTCGGGGGCGTGATTGCCAGAATCTTGTCGTCGAGATACAGGTCGCACCCGGCGGCCCGTGCCAAGTCTTTGGCCTGCTCCAATCCGGTGTTTGGCAAATAGACGTCCACCAGTTGCGTGGTGACACCGTTATTTTCAAAGGTGTAACCTAGGTCGCGGGCAATTTGAGCCATGACGGACGGCACGTCGACAGCACCTTTGAAACTGCGAGGCTTCACCGGCTGCAATTGATTGAAAAATCCCGCTTGCGCTTGAATGTGGAGAAACACGTCGGGCATGCCCTGATAATCTGCCCAAGCATTCACGATATTGCCCGCGAAAACTTGCGTTTCAGCGGCGCCGTCGATGGCGTAGACCTCCACGGTGTTGGGAATCAATTTTCCCGGCTTCCATTGCAGCGTCGTGACGCTGTTCATGTCCTGTTGACGCACACCGTAAACGCGGGCTTTTAGGGTGCCCATCATCATGCCGCCGGCCTTGTCGATATCGGCCACGGCCCGGAAACCTTGCAAAATGATTTGGTCATTGTTGCTTGAGCCGAATTTGCCCGTGCCCAGCGTAATGACGAAGCGCAATTGCTTTTTGTCACTGAATGAGGACATATTCTTCCGCCGTCAGGTAGACCAAGGAATAACGGGAGCCCAGCCCGTCATAAACGGGGTCGCCATTTCCTTGCGTGTCAATAAAAACCAGATTGCCAGAAAATCCCGCATATTCCCGGCAAACCAAAGGCACGGCGTCGCGTGCAATCACTCCCGTGACAACATCGGCGCCGTTCACGTTGATATCCACAAACATGCCTTGGGGCTTTTGGTAAATCAGGATTTGGCAATTTTGGGCACCCAAAACGACCTTTGTGATTTGGGACGGAACGGGCTGGATTGGAATTTCTTGCATATCAAAGCCCCTGCAAAAGTGAACCGACCTTATTCGCCAGCCCCGGTAATTTGTCCGCCAAGCTTTTGAGCGTGGAAGCCTTGGGGATTTGGGCCTGCACCTTACCGCTATCGACTTGAGGCGTTGCGCCGGCTTCCTTTGTGTCCCCGACCTGGCCGTTTTTGTTGGATTGGGCGTATTGTGCGGACACTTGGCGGACTTCCTTCAAGGAAATATCCACGATCAGCAGGGTCGCCCCTTTGGAGCTTCGGCGCTGGTAGTTGTAACGCTCAATTGCATAGTCGATATAGGTCACTTCCGGAGTCACTACGCTGTAAAGGTCCGTCGACTTTGTGGCCTTGTCGATGGCATCAAGGAATTTTTTGCGGTCTCCTTCGTTGCCGTTCATGCACAGCGTCACCACGGGCGCCGCGGCTGTTTCGACCTTGTTGTAGCTGGCGAAGCCGCCACGCTCAACGGGGAAGTCCGCGACCTTGGTTTCCTTACTGTAATCCAAGGCGCCGGTGGACACGGTGGTGCCCCCCAATGTGTTGAGCAAGTCACCGGCCAGCCCTTGAAAGCGCCGCGGGTCGGCCAGGGGCTTACCCTTGCTGTCAAAAATGCCCCATTGGTTTTGCACTTGGAAGATGCGCCATAGCGCACCCTGCAGCAATCCAAGGGCCACGCGGGCGGCCGGCGGAAACTTTGCCGACCGTGGGATAGCGGGGACGCCGGGCAGCTTCGGGACGTTGGGGAATGGGATCAATGCCATATCAGGTCAACCCGTAGTTTGCCTGGGACGTGAAAAGGTAATCCAAGGATTTGCCCATATCCCGGGCAATACCGTCGGCATCCGTGGCCGCGGAATACACCTTCACTTCACCAATGTGAGTTTGCACGCTGCTGGATACAGGGGCCGCACTCGCCGGGGCATTCGCTTGGGCCACGGATGCCGCTCCGGCGCCCATGGCGGCCCGCGAAGCGCCCGGGACACCCCCAAGCATAGCCATAGCCATTTGGCCGCGTTTGGTGGCCTCTCCGGCAGCGTCGGCGGGCCGTTCGTAGTACCGGGAGACAATACCGGCAGCGTCGGCGGCCGTTTGAGCCTGGCGCAACTTCGCCCCGGCGCCCTTTTCGTTGCCTTCCGTCAATTCGTAGTGCATGAAGGCCAATTGCTCTTGCAGCGTCGACCCCTTGATGGATTTACCAAACCGCTTTTGGAATTCGGCTTGCCGGTCAGGGTGCCATTGCGCAAGCCCGTATGCCCGGCCGTTATCGCCCACGGCCGTGGGGTCAAAGGCGGATTCCCGCTTGATGTTTGCGGCCAAGCCGACCGCTTGCTCCCTCGTCCACCCTTGGCTTTGGAAATAGGCGATTGCCGCGGCCTCTTCGGCACTCCCGCCGGGACGCTTGCCGCTGGAATTCACAGTGCCGCCGGCCGGTGCCGCCGGGGCTGGCGTGGCCGATTCGGGCGGACGTTCCCCGTACTTTTTACCGTTGCCGCTCATGAATTCCCCCGCTGCAAATTTCGCCCGGTCCCAATCACGATTCCACACGGCCGCTAGTACATCGGCGCCCGCGATTGCCCGGTAAACCAAATCTTCCAAAAGGTCTTTAAGCCAGCGAATGCCAGCGCCGGCCGCCTTGAAACCCGGTTCCCATTTCGACCAATCAATGAAACTGTCGCCGCCCCGCTTCCATGTCTGGTAATCCTGCCAAAGCAGCGCGATTGCCGCACCCAAAGCCGTGACCGCGGCAATGGTCAAATTAATGGGGGTGACGGCTACACCAATGCCCACCAGGCCGGCGGCCATGATCGTGAGAAAGGTTTGCACGAATTCTTTATTTTCGCGCATCCAATCCCCCAGCCCCTCAAAGAGTTTGAAGAGCCCTTCCAGTGCTGGCATTGCGGCCGACAAGAGTTCGCGCCCGAAGGCTTCAAAACTCTGTCGGCTTTGCACCATCATTTCCTTTAAGCGGCTGGATTCTTCGGCCTGCTGCTTGGTGACGGCTCCATATTCCTTTTGCCGCCGGATCATGGTTTCAACTTCGGCCCGCCCCTTGAGTAGCAAATTCATGGTGCCTTGATCCAGGCCCATCATGCGCCCCATATTGTTGGCCGTGGTGCGGTCCATGCGGCTGAAACGGTCGGACAGGTCCAGCAAAATATCGCTTACCGGCTTGGCCTTCCCGTTGACGTCCGCCATGGAAATGCCCAGGGCGGAAAAGTAGGGAATAAGTGCGGATTGCCCGGTAAGCTGCAATTCGGTTTGCGCTTGACTGAGCATGTCCAAGCTACCTTGCAGGCCCGAAGCGGACCCGCCGGCAACTTCGGCAGCATTGGACCACGCGGAAACCGCGTTGACGTTTTCGTTGAGATTGCGGGCCAGGCGGTCAAGGGCGGCCGATGATTCGACCGTTTGCTCAATGAACCGCTTAACGGCCATGGTGCCGCCAATGAGTGCCAGAAACTTGGCGGCACTCTTGGCGACGTTTTCGTAACCTTCGGCACCCTTTTTGCCGGCGCCTTTGAGCTTGTCCCCGGTCTTGTCGGCTTCGTTGCCGGTATCCTTTAGGCCCTTATCGACCTTGGCTTTCCCGGCGTTAAATCCCGAAGGATCAAGCCCCAGGGTAACAAGCAAACTGTCGATAATGGTAGCCATGTGGATTATTCCCGGTTTGCCAATGAGTTATTGTAATCGTCCACGGTGATTACCTCCAACATATCGTAGACGTCACGGACTCCATAAACCGTATCCAGTTCGTGAAGGGTCGCCATTCGCTTGGATATCAGCGTGCCAATTACCGGCGGCACATTCAGGTATTCCGCGAAGGCTTTTTGACTTTGGCCGCCGCCGGGGAGCCGCCGAAGGTCGAGGGGGCGACGGCCTTCAAAAAACCCGTGTGGAGCTTCCACACTTCCGCCCGAATCTTCACGCGGGTGGTGATTTCTTCGACGTCTTCTTCAATCAGCGGGCGGACGACGTGCGGTTTGCTGGGGTCCGGCATGATTTGCACGCAATCCCACATTTCGGACAAGAGCGGTTCCGCGACGTCCCATTTGAGGCCGGAAAGTGCCTTGATGCCCACTTCCGCCATGCCTGCCATGCCCAGGCGTTCAAAGCCGTCGGGGAGTTCGACATTGTTCGCCAGCAGCGCCAAGATTGCCCGCATTGCCCAGGCTTCGGCCCTGCTGGCTGGCATTTCGGTAAGCACGAAGGTTTTGCCTTTGTCGCGGCCTTCGTCCGTTACGGTGTAATTCAGGGTATTGCGTGCCATGATTGATTCCTCTCCGAATCGTTACCCCTCTCCAATTGGGAGCCCCGAACCATTCGCGCAGGGAGAGGGCTACGCTTTCAACGGCCGGGGCCGCTGGTCCGGGGCAAACGGTTACAGCAGGGAGCGGTTGACGCTTTCCCAGGTGATGACGTAGTCGACCGGCTGCAAGACTTTTTGGGCGTCCGGAATCTGCTTTGCGTTCGTGAGAATGCCGCGGGTCAGCGTGAAGGCTTCCCCGGTGCTGGGCAGCGCAATGGAGCCCGACACGAAATAGACTTCCCGGGCCGTCTTCATGGCCTGAATCAGCGCCGTGAAAATGTCTTTGCTGGGGCTGTCCGCCTGCAGCGTAATGGTTTGCTTCACCGGGTTAGGGACAAAGCCGGCCGTCATGCGGCCGTCGACGCCCATTTGGACTTCCGCCAGGTCGATGGCTTCCGTGGTGAATGCGCGGTCGGTGGCGTAGCCACGAAGTTGGACAGGGGCCGGGAACAGGCCCGGAATGACGATGGTAAAAACGCTATTCGCGCTGGTGATTGTGGTGTCGCTCAT